ATTGACGTTGTTCCAAAAGAGGTAGAATACCATGACGGAAGTGATGGTTCCGACGGGGTATAGTCCTCGTAAGCACCAGATAGAAGCACATTTAGGTATGGCGAAAAGCAGGTTCTCCATACTTGTGTGTCATCGACGTTTTGGAAAAACAGTTCTAGCCGTTAACGCTCTTATTAATGGAGCCTTATCTTTTCATGTTTCATGGTACAGACGGCCGCTTTGCTTACTTGGCTCCTTACTATAGACAGGCTAAGAAGGTAGCATGGGCATACTTTAAAGAGTTCACACATATGATAGAAGGTGTTCGCTATAATGAAAGCGATCTGTCTGTCATATTCCCTAACGGATCAGTCATTACATTATATGGTGCTGATAATCCAGATGCCCTGCGTGGTATCTATTTAGACGGCGTTGTAATGGATGAGGTGGCTGATATGAGGCCTAATGTTTGGGGTGAGGTTATTAGACCTACACTTGCAGACAGACTTGGCTGGGCTTTGTTTATTGGTACGCCTAAAGGTGTTAACTTGTTTTATGAGTTGTACCAAAGAGCTAAATCAGACCCAACTTGGTATGCTGCTTTATATAGAGCTGACGAAACAAACATATTGCACCCAGAAGAATTAGAAGCTGCTAAGCGTGAGATGACTGAGAGCCAGTATGCGCAGGAGTTCTTGTGCGACTTTGCAGCAAGTAATGACGACGTTCTAATACCAATTAACTTGGGTGTTGAGGCGTCACAACGTAAGTTACATGACGTTGAAGTAAAAGGTGGGTTTAAGGTTATGGGTATTGACGTTGCTCGTTATGGTAACGACAGCTCTGTGATTGTTAAGCGTACAGGTCTTAAAATGTACGAACCGATAATATTCAATGATATCAGCAACGTAGACTTCGCACACGCTATTATATCTCACATTAGAGACTTCCAGCCGGAGGTTGTTAATGTTGATGCTGGTCGTGGTGAGGGTGTAATTGATATATTAAGGTCCAATAGATACAAGGTTAATGAGATACACTTTGGTGGGACTAAAGGTGTGCCGAGTTATTATAGAAACAAACGTGCTGAAATGTGGGACAATACCCGCAAATGGTTGCAAGCTGGTGGTGTAATTCCAGATAACAAGCAGTTAATTGCTGAGTTATCCGCACAAACATTCAGCATGAGTAATGATAAGTTTACGTTGACCAGCAAGGACAAGCTGCGCAAGGACGGCTTTTCTTCTCCAGATATTGCAGACGCTTTAGCATTAACGTTTGCAGTGAAGCGTCCAATACGTCATACTGAGATAAGGAAAGCAAAAGGCGGTGGGTTGAACACTCGCGCAAGATAGACTATAATTTTGTAAACGTTTATGGAGGTTTATCCCATGGGAGTATTCGGTAAAATCTTAGGTGGTCCAAAGTCAGGCCCATCAGCAGAAGAGATTAGAGCACAAGAAGAAGCAAGACAAAGAGCTCAGGCACAAAAGTTTCAAGAAACTCAAGAGCTAAGACGTAGAGCATTGCGTGGTTCTCAGCAAGAGGACGAAGAAGAAGGCGAAATCAGAAGAAAGAGATTGTTTGGTGAGTGATAACGAAACCCACGCCAGTAAAATAATTGAAAACAATTCTCGGCTAATTGAACGACGTTCTAACTGGAACAGACAGTGGCAAATGGTCGGTGAGTATATTTCTCAGATTAAGCAAGACTTCGAAGTTAAGAATGACGTCGGAGAATTTCTTAATGACGATATCTACGACAGCACAGGCACTTTTGCAGCAACAGCGTCAGCTGCGGCTATATTAGGTATATTATACCCATCAAGTGCTAAAAAAAGTATTAAGATTACACCACCACAAGACATGGAAGATGTTACTGACGAAGAGCAGCGTTGGTACGATGATGTGGTGACTAAGAAGCTAACCTTAGCTATGGACGCACCTAGCTCCAATTTAATCCTAGCACTTAACGAATATATGTTAGACCAAGTTATATTTGGTACTAGCGGTATTGGTGTGTTTTGGGAAGGTGACAGCTTATTCTACAAGCCGTTTGGCGTGAAGGAAATGGTTATTGACGAGGGCAAACATGGCCGCGTTGATGTCGTTTACATTAACTCTGAGTGGGATGTTAAGCGTGTTGTTGATACTTATGGCCTTGAGAACGTTTCTGATAAGGTTGCAGAGGCTTATGAAAACAACAGTATGCAAACTAAAGTTAACATCATCATAGCTTACGAGCCGCGTGATGTTATCAGAGGTAAGCGTGGCAGGTTAAGTATGCCATATGCTTCTACTCATATTGAGAAGGACACAAAGCACGTATTGCGTGAAGGTGGCTTTGAAGAGTTCCCAATTATTGTGGCTAGGTTTAAAAAGCTTAACTATGAGAAGTATGGCCGCTCTGTTGGTATGGACGCGCTACCTGATATTAAAGAAGCGCAGTCTTTAGCTGAGGCTATTATTGTCGCGACTGAAAAGACTTTAGACCCACCTTTAGGTTTATTAGATGCTGGTATGTTAGGCGGCGGTGTTGTTGATACAAGTGCTGGCGCACTAACTGTATTTGATGCAGCTAACAATGTAAGTAATGCTCCTCCTGTATTTCCTATTAATACGGTTGGCAGTATAGATGTTGCTCTAGCTCGTCTTGACGCTTTAAAGCAATCTATATCACAGCATTTCTTCTTAGACAGGCTTCTAGACTTTAACAATGAAGTCCAGATGACAGCGACCGAGACAGCTACAAGAGCTCGTATTAGAGATAACTCTTTAAGCTCTTTGATATCACGTCAGGTTGCTGAGCTGTTTAACCCTCTTGTAGAGCGCTCTGTAAACGCTATGTTGCGTGCAGATGAGTTTGGTGTAATAGCTGGCACTCCTGAGCAGCAGACAGCTGAGGCGCTAGGTGAGCAGGTTGATATAATTCCAGAGCGTATTGCACAAAGACTGTTAAATGGTGAGGAAGTGTATGACATAAGATACACGACACCAGCTGACAGAATTACGAACGCTGACGAATTAAATGGTATGATTGAGCAGATACAGCTGTTCCAAGGTCTAATGCAGACAAATCCAGAAGCGCAAGCATATCTGGATATTCAGGATATTTCTGAAAGTAGCACTAGGTTGATGGGCGCGCCATCTGGTACAATTCGTTCAAAAGAAGAGATTGAACAGTTGCAAGCTCAACAACAACAACAGCTAGAAGCTGAGCAATCACTAAATCAAGCGGAACAAGTGGCAGGTATCGCAAATGAAATTAGTACGGCAACAAGTCAGCAAGACGGAGGCTAGTCAGGCTATCAACAGGGTAGCTTCGACGGAAGATGGTAAGATACTTCTTGCCTATCTTTGTGCACAGTGCGGCTTTTTCAATAACCTTATGGACCCTTCTGACCCAAATAAAACGCAGGTATTGGCTGCAAAGCGTGGTGTTTATGGGGCTGTAAGGCAAGCGATAAACCCTCAACATTTGTTACAGGCCGAATACGGCATAACTATTATTAATGACCAACCAAAGAAGGTAAGTAAAAATGACAGAGACAGCGACAAGTGAAGCACCAGTAGCAACAGAGGCTCCTACTAGCGAGGCGCCAGCGGAAGTATCAAGACAAGCAGCGACAGCTCCAGTAGAGAGCTTTAGCGTTCCTGATGCTTATAAAGACAAAGGCTGGGCACAGAACATTAAGTCTATGGATGACTTGTACTCACAGTTTGATAACGCACAGAGCATGATTGGTAAGAAGTCAGTGCCAAGCTCTGACGCGAGTGACGAGCAATGGAATGAGTTCTTTAGCCAGCTAAGGCCAGAAGCTGCTGATAACTACCAGCTTATTACGCCAGAAGGCTTTGAAGGTGAAGTTAATGAAGAGGTGCAGGGTCAGTTCAAGCAGCTTTTCCATGATATTGGTCTTACAGACAAGCAAGCTCAAAGATTGTTTGAAGGTTATATTGACATAAACAAAGAAGCCATTGGCCAAGAGCAGACACCAGAACAAATGGACGCTGAGTTTAAAGACATGATGTCTGAAAAATTTGGGGATAAGGCTACTGAGGCTATTAAGGTTGCTAATAAATACATTGGAACTTTAGGAGAAGAAGCTATTGATACAATGAACAGGCTTCCTAACGAACAGCTTTCTGTTGTTATTCAAGCGCTTAACAATATACACAAAGACATGGGTATGGAAGACAGCGCTCCTGAAAGCAGTGGTGGCTCAACAGGCACTACTATAGAAGAGCTAAGGTCTAGGGCTACAGCATTGCGTGCAGAGATACGTGATGGCGACCCTATGAACCCTGACACCAATAGAAAGCGCAATGACTTAGCTAATCTTGACGCTCAAATAGCTAAGCACTTAAAGTAGAGTTGACGCAGTATTATCAATATATTAATATATACGGTGACGGGTAGCCTTTTTTAGGTCCATCTATTATGGCTGACTATGCCTAGATGTCGTCCATTACATAATGGGTAGCGAAATCGAGTTTGTTTTGTTTTAACCAATTATGGAGTGAGACGATGGTACAATCCATTGATAAAGCCCTTATTACGCAGTTTAGCGACATGGTTCACCATGACGCTCAGCAGCTCACTTCCAAGTATAAGCCTTATGTGCAGCTAAAACAGATGACGGGCGACGTCTTTGCATATGATGGTCTTGGAAGAGTAGACGCAAGAGAAGTTAACGGCCGAGTAGCGCCAGCTGACTTTGACGATATCGAACACAGAAGACGTAAAATTCCGCGTCGTCGTTTTGTAATCAACTTACCAGTTGATGCTTCTGACGTACGTGGTGCATTACTAGACCCAGACAGTGAATATTCAAAAGCTGTATCGGCTGGTATGATGCGTCAGATGGACCGTGTTGTTGCAGAAGCAGCTTTTGCTGATGTAATGGCTGGACGTGACTTTGAGAACACAATCACATTTGCTGCTGATGGTGGTCTAGAAGTTGACGCGACAGCTGGTCTAACTTACGAGAAGCTTTTAGAGATCAACGAAAACTTCATCGACAATGATGTTGGAACAGAGTTGAACGAAAAGTTATTCCTTTCAATCACAGGTAAAGAAAACACAAGCTTAATGCAGGAAACTGAATTAACAAGTGGTGACTTCACTCGTGAGATGTCAGTAGACAAAGGTAAGATTGTTTTCGCAGCTGGCATGGACTTACTGCACTTTGCAGCTAATGCTCCACGTCCAATTGTACAGCTAAACCCAGCTGGTACAGAGCGTGAACTAATTGCCGCTTCATCTCGTGCAATTTGTGTTGGTGTTTCTAAGGAAATGTCAATTAACATTCAAGAGCGTAACGACTTGATTGAAACACACCAAGTACAGGTTATCATGCAAATTGGTGCCGTACGTACTGAGGGTGAGCTTCTTCAAAAAGTACGTGTAACAGTTTAAGGGAGTATTGAAACATGCCTATTGAAGATAAATATGTTGATGCTGACCTTGAAGCTGACAAGCTAGGTTCTGCGTTGTTCACAGCAGGTCAAGATGCAACATGTGCTCTTGGTCTTGCAGTGATTGCAACAGCTGATGATGATGGTTCTGTATACCGTCTATTCAGCAGCGTTCCGTCAAGCTTGGTTCCACTAAAGATCACAATTCATAACGACGCCATTGCTGGTGCTACAGATTATGACTTAGGTCTTTACACAGAGAACCGTGGCGCCGTTATTGATGCTGATGTTCTTGCTGCTACTCTAGACATGAGTGGTGCTAGAGCAATTTCAGCTGAAAACAACGACGGTCTAAATGCTATCGGTCTTGCTGACGCCAAGAAGTCTCTTGCAGAGCTTTCTGGCCAAGGTGAAGATGCTGATGCAGCTTATGACATTGCCCTGACAGCCAACACAGTTGGTGGTGCAGACGGCGAAATCCGCGTTACAGCATGGTTTGCTTATAAGTAAGTTATCAGGGAGAGGGGCAACTGCCCCTTTCCTTTTCATTTAAGGGGAACACATGGCTATTTCATCACCAGTAGATATTTGTAACTTGGCTTTAGACCACTTAAATGTGAAACCTATTGTCTCTATTGAGACGCCTTCAAATTCCACAGAAGAGTTATGCGCAAGATGGTATGACCAATCAAGGCGTGAAGCGTTAAGGCGCTACCCTTGGAACTTTGCAGCAAAGCGTATTATATTGGCACCAGATGCTACAGACCCTGTGTTTGGATACAGTAAACAATTCACGCTTCCTGCTGATTTTATAAGAATGAAGTACATTAACCAGAGTGTATTGGTTCGTGATAATCCAATTCCTGCTAGCTCTTACACTATAGAAGATAACAAGATTTTAATAGGCGAAGGCAGTGTGATAAACACTGACCAGCTCAGGCTTATATATATCTCTGACTTTGAAACAGTCACACGTATGGAGCCAGCGTTTATTAGCCTTCTTGCCATTACATTAGCTCAGAACATGTCTTACAAGCTGTCACAAAGTAATGGTAACGTTGAAAGATTAAACGCCCTTATGGAACAAGCTGAGACGAAAGCAAGAGCTATTAATGGTCAAGACAATCCACCACGTAGAGTAGAGCGTTCACGTAACAGAGGGTTTAGACGCGGTGGCAGCGGTGTTAAAAACTACGATGGAATAATTGTTTTTGAATAATGGTAAATGTAAACACAGGATTAAATAACTTTAGCTCAGGTGAAGTGAGCCCCAAGGTCTACGGTCGTTTTGATTTAGCGGCCTATTTTAATGGCCTTCGCAGAATGCAGAACTTTATTGCTCAGACGCAAGGTGGTGCTGTTTATCGTGGCGGTTTTCAGTTTGTTGCTGAGACTAAAGACGGTTTACCTGCGTTTATGTATCACTTCCAGTTTTCTAATATCCAATCCTATGCATTAGAGTTTACAGACCAAAACATACGTATTTACAAAGACAGGGGTATTGTCCTTGATGGTGGTTCTAACCCTATTGATGTTGCAACCCCATATTTAGAGAGTGAGCTGTTTGAACTAAAGTTTGCGCAGAACGCACAAGACTTATATATAGTGCACCCTAATCACCAGCCTAGAAAGCTAACAAGAACAAGCGATATAAACTGGACGCTATCTTTGCACAATCCTGTTGGTATCAGCCCTGCCTTTGCTCCTGACAATTACCCAAGCGCTGTTGGTATTTATGAGCAGAGACTTATATATGGCGGCTCTAATGATTTGCCAGAAACTTTATGGTTTAGCGTTTCTGCTGACTTTGATGACTTTACTGTCGGTACTAATCCTACTGACGGCTTGCAGTATACTGTTGCTATTGGTGAGGACGCCAACAACATTGAGTGGATTAAAGGTGCCGAGGACTTCTTAGTTATTGGTGGTATTGGTGATATCCTGAGAGCTACTGGTGGTGAGGGTCAAGAGGCCATTGCACCTAACCAGATTTCAATTAAACCCACTAACTCATTTGGTGTTGCAGATATTAATCCTATTGGTAAGCGCAATACTCTTTTGTATATGCAGCGAAACCAAAGAACGCTGTTAAGTTTTGAGCGTGATGATTTGGGTATTTACAGGCCTATTGATAACAATATTGCAGCAGACCACATTACATTAAGTGGTATTACGCAGCTGGCTTATCAAGAGGGTAGGCCTGATGTTGTTTGGGCTGTGCGTGCAGATGGTGATCTTATTGGCTTAACCTTAAAAAGAGAGCAGGAAGTTGCTGGATGGCACAGGCACGAAACAAATGGTGAGGTAGTTTCTATAACAACAACACCAAGGGACAAACAGTTTGATACTTTATGGATTTGTGTAAAGCGTACAGTTAATGGTGTTGAAACCCACCATATAGAGTATTTAAACGACAACCCTGAGTTTCCACGTAGAGAAGATTTTGTCACAAGTCTTGAAGAAGTTGACAGACCTGATGATGACGAAACTTTCCAAAGAGCTCTTTTAGAGGCTCAGAAAACATATATACATTTGGACAATGCGGCTACGTTTGACGGGTCGCAAAGAGCGGTTGACGCTGGTGATATCCTAACTATAGGTGCTGTCACTGGCACCAGT